TTTTGGTGGTGATGCTTTTCTCTTCTTAGATCCTCCATATGATATAAAAGATTTTTTATATGGTGGTAAAGGTGGAACAATGCACAAAGGTTTTGACCACAGACAGTTTGCATATAATTGTGCAGAGACAACTAACAACTGGATGATCACATATAACATCAATGAAAACATTGAAGAACTATTCAAAAGTTATAATATAGAAAAATATTCTATTACGTATGGAATGCAACACAGAGAAGACAATACTAGAAAGAAGGAACTTTTAATTACTAACTATAGTATAAAATCACCATTGGAGGAGTTATTCGTTGATTGAAGTTATAGATGATTTTTTTCCGAGACGTTTAGTAAATGAAGCATACTACTATCTTGATTCATATAACAACTGGGATCACCTAGCAGATTCTCCTGAGAACCAACACGCATATACTTTAGGCAAGTCGTTTGATTATCCAAACTTTGAACCAATAGGTAATAAGTTTTTAGATGTTATAGATGTGCCAGTAAAGAAATGTTTGTATAATTGTTTTAGACACGAAGACTGTCCTAAACCTCACGTTGACTCTCAAGTAGAACAGGGTGTAACATATCTGATATATGTCAATCCTGATTGGAACATTACTATGGGAGGAGAAACACTCTTTATAGATAATGAAACAGATGAGATTATAAAGTCAGTTCTTCCTAGACCAGGTAGAATGATTAAGTTTCAATCTATCATTCCACATATGGCAAGACCTCCTGTAAGGGATGCTTTTCCCAGACGATATAGTCTTGTCTTCCAAACACATCCAACAGATTCATTCTCTCTCGGAGATATATTATGAGCAAACGTGACGACTATCCTTTAAAGGATTATTTGAATAGTATTAATCACACTAAAGAAAATTTATTAGAACGTGAAGGTGACTGGGATAAGAACTATCCTCCATTCATTGTAAACAAATGTCTTAGCGGTTTTATAGATACAGTTCTATATGCTAATGAAATGAATGCGAATTTTAACTTAGATAAAGATCTACAATATTCCTTTTATCTAAATAGCCTTAGGAAGAAACGACGTTTCTCACCTTGGGAAAGAAAGGAGAAAATAAAAGACTTTGAACTTGTAAAGAGTTTCTTTAAATACTCTGATGAAAAAACCAAGGATGCGTTGAGGATTCTAACAAAGGATCAAATTGATTTGATTAAACTTAAAATGGATACAGGAGGCAGAAGATGACTGACGAGAACGTAGAAATCTCGTGGAGTCCTGAGCAAATGGTAGAGGTGACTTTACGTCAACCTGATGATTTCCTCAAGGTAAGAGAGACACTAACAAGAATTGGAGTTGCTTCTCGTAAAGAGAAAAAACTATTTCAGTCTTGCCATATATTGCATAAGAAAGGTAAGTATTATATTGTTCACTTCAAAGAACTATTTGCTTTAGATGGTAAGCATTCTAATCTAACAACTAATGATGTACAACGTAGGAATCGTATTACAAAACTGTTGTCTGATTGGGGTTTAGTTGTAATGGTAGATGAGAATAGAGTCGAAGATATTGCACCTTTAAATCAAATCAAGGTTATTTCTTTTAGAGATAAGAAGGAGTGGATCTTAGAATCTAAGTATAATATCGGTAAAAAGAAAACTACGGAGGAATCTTAATTGTACGAAACAGATGAACTAGGAGAGATAGTAAGAGATTTTGCTAAGAGGATTGAGTATGTGTGTGCAATGGAAATGTCAGGTAAGATAACACAGGAAGTTGCATACGAAAGAATAAGGACTGAGTGGAAACATCTAAAGAAAACTAGAAAATTTTTGGTGTCTAAATAGGGTTAGTCACCCTAAATTGTAATGGCAGAAGTAAAAGAAAAACCTAAAGGTCCTATAGGTAAACTTAAAGAAGTTGCAGAAGACAAAGAAGAGCAACTAATGTACTTAGCGACACTGATAAGAGTGATCGTTCTCGTGTGGTCAGCAGGAATTTTAACTTTGAACTACGTTAAAATACCAGGTTATGATGCAGGAGAAAAGATTGATCCAACTTTCATAGCTTCAGTGTTTACAGGAACTTTGGCAACTTTCGGTGTCCAGACTGGGGGTAAGAAAAAGAAAGGTGATGGTAGTGGAGATGCAAACATATCTAAAAAAGATATGGAGTTTCTTATTGCCAAGGCATCAGAGACTGCTCCTGCACAGACTATAAGAATAGAGTCAGCACCTATAAAAATTACTCCTGATTCAAAATGAAGTGGTTTAGTCTAGGTCTAGGTGTTCTGTTGGGTGTATCCCACATAGGAATGATTGGTATGATTGCAAGACGACAAGGAAATGGATTTCCTAATATCAATATACCAGTAGGAAACTATACTTCTTATCACGCAGAAGTAAGTAAAGAAGGTTATAAGATTTCTTACAGAGCAAATGATCCAAAGATAATGTATAAGACTTCTACAATAAAAGAGAAGGCAGGATTCTTAGGATTGGCAAATAATACTAAAGATATAGCAGAACAATTCACAATGGAAGGTGATACACATATAAGTGGTAGTGTTAATAAACAAGACAACCCTACTGCTAGTAATAAATCAGAAGCGTGTATTGAAGCGGTTGGTGCTGCAAAAGGAACTGGAAGACTTGTAGGCACTAGCGTTGGTGCTGCTGCTGCTCCTACTCTTAGTAGTATTCCTTTTGTAGGTTGGGTTGCAGCAGGTTGGGTAGCGATGTTCGGTGGCGACCAAGGTGCAAACATTGGTGGTAATATGGCAGAAGACCTAAATAAAAATTGTTAGGATTAAATTATGTTTTCAGTATTAAACGTAGTAGAAGCGTGGAACGAAATCTCTTGGGCAGATGCAGTTCCTTTTACACTTGTTCTTATAGGTCTTTACTGGGTAAAGGTAAAGATAGATACATCACTTGGATCTATTAATAAGAAGCAAGCAAAACAATTAAAGAGAATCATTCGAGAAGCAATCGATGAATCTGAATTAATAGATAAAACAAAATGATATTCTGGATTGGTTTTTTTGTTATGTTCTTCAACGAAGGATTCGTGATGATGCGTCACGTGTCACCGTGGTTTGCAAAACAAAGAGAAAGAGTCATTAACAAATTAGGAGAGAATGTGTGGTATCGTCTTCACGGTACGTTAGATTACACTTGGATTGGACTTGTAACACTTGGTCTAATAGTAAACTCTAACAGACTACTACACATATCAGTACTAGCAATTTTTTGGATTGGTTCTTTCGTAGTATTTTATTTACCGAGATGGAAAAGAAAAAGACGTTACTTAAATTTGAAAAACAATTTGGGAAAGGAGTAGATCCTTGGTATGCCAAGATGGAAAGATGGGCAAAGAAACAAAGGTTTCCTATCAATCATCTTTTACTAGGTCTTGTAGCATATCTTAAAGAAGAATGGATAGAGCAGAAGATAGAGAACACAATGGATGATGTAGATAGGCAGGTAGAACAGATTAAAGAAGACTGGGATGCTGAGGAACGTGAACAGTTTGGAGTGATAAATAGTTCACCTTCAGAAGTGAAGGGTTTAAACAATTTTGAAATTAATTACAATGCAAAAGATCATTAATGGAATCGCTATTGCAAGTGGTGTTATCTCTCTCACCGTTGTTGGTACTGTTGGGTATGTATTCATACGCAAGGATGCGATTATCGAAAACGTCAAAGGTAAAATAATGGAAGCAGTTATGCCTTCTATGGGCGGTGCTATTCAAAAATCATTACCTGATATAACTGGACCTGTCTTACCTACTGGACCTAACCTACCTAAAGGAATGTAATGGAAGAAATCCCAAATATTATTATTTCGGATCTCTACATACCAAACACAAATGCTGTAAATGTACCACCGTGGGTTGGAAAACCCGCGTGGTCGTTTGGTCCTAGCGTTCCTGTAACAGTTGACATTGGAACTCCTGTTGTCAATATTCCAGGTTGCGTTGAAGCACACGAACTCAATAATCAAAAAAATAAAAATCTTGCTGAGGATGATCCTGATAAAACTATCACATATTGTGATGGAGGAGTACCATCTTTTGAGACTATAGATTATAGAGAAGATGAATTAATATTTGAACAGGAGACTGTGGTTCCAGATATAGCACCACCTCCAGAAATAGAAACACCAGAAGTAACACCACCAAACATACCTTCTACAGATAAAGAAATAGAATGCCCTGCACCTAATCAACCTAGAGTTGGTGATCTAACTCAGAATGGAGAAGAGAGAGTTATAGGTCACGAGGTACGAGAAGGTCAATGTGTAGTGTTATATGAGGACACTACAGTAGTCGAAAAATTTTTACCATCTACAAATCAAGTAACTGTGACAGCAGCGATAGCAGTGGTTGCTACAGCATCTGCTGCTGCGACACCATTATTATTGAGAGTTATAAAACCTGCAATAAAAAAACTCACTACTACCATACAGAAGAAGTTCGGTAAAGAACCACCTAAGTTAAGTCGTAATGAGATACAGTGTAATAAATATCGTGAGAAAAAAGGACTACCTCCCTTCAAACTTCCTAAAAAGAAAAAGAAAAATTAATTATTACCAATAGATACTTCTTTTAATAATGAAGCATCTGTACTAGGTATTGTATGAGCGTGGTTTGGAAGAACTCCAGGTGGGTTTACTAGAACCACATCGGCACATACAGCATAGTATGGTGAGTCTTTATGGAACATTATTCCTGCCTTCATCAGTTCACCACAATTTTTTAATCTCGCGATCTCAAAGTCTAATCTTTTATTAGCAGTGAGTTGTTGTGAATATGCTATTTGAGTTGCTACTGCTTCCTTACACTGGTCTTGTAGTGTCTTGTCTAATGGTTTAGACCACGTTGCACTAAAACCTATTGATATAGAATGATTATCTTTCTGACCTGTTCTTACTGGAACTTCATATAACACCACCCCTGGATTATCTGGTGCACCATCTCCTGTGGGATTTCCATTTGCATCTGTAGTACCAGTCAAGTCACGCATATCATACACTTGATCAAACCATATATCTTCGTAGGGACGTTGTAGAGATGTACTCCCTGTAACATACGGTGTGAAGTTTAACGTTGGACCTTGACATTGTATGCCATTTCCATAAGTGTTAGTTATATACGGACCCTGCAAAACCTGTATAGCTTGATTTGTGACACTTCCAGAACTGTTTGCTATTGGCGATGCTGTTGCTGACACACCACCAACTGTCTCTGCACGCATAGGTAGAGCGTTAGCAGTGAGAACTGTTGCTATTATTGTTGAAATATACTTTGCGTATCTGTGACCGAAGTTACGGTTGTTTCTCTTTGTATTACTGTATGATTTATTAGACCTGGGGCACGATACGTCTCCGTGAACTGGAACGCTGCTCCTGGAGTTGTTATCGTGTAGTTTGGTTTGTTTGCGTGGTCTAAGTCTTGCCATTGCGAAGTCACTCCATTAATAGTATTAGATGAACCATTCCCTATAGCGGGTGATATGGTTGTTCCATCTTGTGATATGTTTGTACCACTGACCGAATATTGCCACCCTGTCGCATAATCCATAGAATTTATGGTCTCCGTCACGGTGGAAGTCGTTTCCGTGTGGGAAGTCATACTACCCTGAGAAAAATTTGGCACCACAGGCACTGCTATGACTGGGTTTACGCCCATAGTCAACGTTGCAATGCCACATATGTACCATACACGTTTCATATTATATAGTTACTTATTGGATGGTTAATTCAGTTGTGAATTGTCCTACAGCACCTGTACCTGCTCCACCTGCTGTTAGTGAAATCGTACCAGATGAATCAACAGTTCCTGCTAAACTATCTTTTGTACCTGCTGCTGTGGATGTCTGATTACCGAACGCTGATACTGCACCTGTGGTCAACGTTGTTGATATGGCATCACCTTGATTCCAAGATTGTGTAAAGCTGAAACTTTCCCCTGCTGTTGCCTGAACTGCACCTAGAGAAGGTATTGCTCCGACACCTGTAGATGCGGTGATTGTCATAGCACCTATGGTGTTGTATGATGCACCATTAGAATCTGTACCAGTTGTTGTAACGTTATTACCTGATACACTGTAAACGTTTGGAGTACGACTTACCTGAGTCGCTGCTGCATTCACATTTAACTGGATACTAGATTGAATTTTATGCGTTAAATCTGCCCTCGCTGATAGAGGTGCACCCAATATTCCCATAACAATAACGAAAGCGAGTTTCTTCATTGTCTTTAAATTTAGAGACTATACTGGCTCTATTTAGACAAATGAATGGTTTCGTGACACCCGTATATTTACTTATGGTTATCCTCCTAGTCATAGCAATACATATAGTGTTAAATAGTATTGTCGCCTTACAGGGACACTATTCACACTCGCTTAAAAAGGAGAACTATTATGGGTACGCTATCTAGGTACACAGCAAATGACCTTGACTTTCTAATGGATGCTATAGAGAAAACAAGCATCGGATTAGGACCAACTCTTAAGAGATTGGATGTCACAAACGGATCTAACAGATCCTATCCACCATATAACATCATCAAAAACTCAGAAGAAAACTGGGAGATTGAGATGGCACTTGCAGGATGGGATAAAGATGACATAGAAGTATCTACAGAACAAAACGTTCTAACTATTGCATCTAAAAAAAGTAAAGAAGATGAAGAACCACGCACACACGTGCATCGTGGACTCGCATCTAGAGAATTTACTCAGACTTTTAACCTTGCTGATGATGTAGAGATTGGAGAAGTTCAATACAAGAACGGTCTTCTATCAATAAGTTTGAACAAGATTGTACCAGAACATCAGAAGAGAAAAGTCTTTGATATATCCTAAATTAAGGACACTTGACAATGTTAGTGTATTAAGATATACTATATAATTATACAAAGGGATCGAAAGATCGTGCCCCTGCGTAGATTCAAAAGACACCTATGTCGAGGTAGTCTAACATCCGCGGGGGTTTTCCTTGCGAGAAATTAAAAACAAAAATGATTAAATCACTATTAGCAGTAGCATCTGTCTCTGCACTCTCAGCACCTGTACTAGCAGGTCCTTATGTCAACGTAGAAGTAAACTCATCTCTAACAGGTAGTAACTACACAGGCACAACAACAGAATTACAAGTCGGATATGAAGGAGACAACTGGTATGTTTCTGGTGGTCCTATCACAACTGCACCTGACGGTGGTGAGTCTTCAACAGACTTCATTGGATACCTTGGTGGTTCTGTTGACGTAACCGAAGCAGTTGGAGTGTATGGAGAGTTTTCACTACAGACAGCAGATGCTGCTGATAACGCATACGGTGTTAAGTTAGGTACAAAGTACACTTTCTAAACCTTTATACATAATACACAACTGAAGAGACCCACCCATCGGGTCTCTTTTTTATTCAACTAAATTTATGAACTACTATGTGAATTGCACACCTCGGCATATTAAAGAGAAGGAGAATGTCAATATGGACATCCCTACATCTGATGTCGAGGATTTTCTTTACTACGTTCGTCTCTTAGCAGACGAAAGAAATATTTCATCACGTCGTGCCTTTGGCGAACTTGTCAAAGGTGTTTACCAACAACTTATGGAGAAAGAGTATGACCGTCAAGATCGTAAGAGTCGCCAACGGGGAAGATATAATCGCTGATGTTCAAGAAGCGTATCCTAATAAAGAAGTATATTCTCCTATTGGATACTTTCTTACTAACCCTTATCAGGTTATAGTAGAAGCAACAGCGGAAATGCTTTTTGAATCAGGAACTTCTGATGAACCACAAAAAATCAATGACTTAGATCTACAACTATTTCCTTGGATACCTATGTCAGCAGACAAACGTTGTCTAGTACAGTTAAGTCAGGTTCAAACAATTTACAATCCACACCCAGAGTTATTATCTAAATGGGAAAAACTAACGGAGGCAGACAATGGCACCAATCAAACTGGTGATACTAAGGGACAGTCTTAGTTACCTTATGGGAGAGGTTACTGAATTAGATGAAGAACCATCATACTTAATTACAGGTTGTATGAAAATTGATGGTGATAAAGTATCTGCTTTTCCAGAACATACAGATCAAAGAGATGTCTTCTTGACATCTGATGTAATTTTGACTATAGTAGATCCATCCAAAGACGCAATAACTAATTACAAGAAAGCATTGTGAGCAGATTATACTCTAACGTAACTTTACTAGGTGACTCTATCCTTTGTAGAGGATATGAAAATGGTGATCCAGTATCGTTTAAAGAGATTATCAAACCTACATTATTTGTTCCTTCACCTAAAGGTAAATGGAAGTCACTAACAGGTGAGAAAATGACACCTGTAGTGCAGGATGGTGCTCGTCGTGCTAGAGAGTTTATTGAAAAATATAAAGACGTTAATAACTTTGAGGTTCACGGTTACGAACGTTTTGTATATCAATGGATCTCTGAAAAATATCCAGGTCAACTAAGATTCAATATGAGTGATATGAAAATCATTACTATTGATATTGAGGTTGCTTGTGAAAATGGATTCCCTGATGTAGAAGCATCACAGGAGGAAATGCTTTGTATAACAATCAAAGATCTTGCTACTGGTAAGTTTATTACTTGGGGAACTCGTGAAGCAAAGGTAGACACAGAGTATCGAGTGTTCTGGACAGAACAGGAAATGCTTACCGACTTTCATAAGTGGTGGTGTTCTAATACACCTGATATTATTACTGGTTGGAACTGTAACTTGTATGATATACCTTACATTTGTCGTCGTCTAGAACGTGTACTAGGAGAGAAATGGCAGAAGTCATTATCACCTTGGAATAAAGTAAATATGCGAGAGGTCTACATTCAAGGACGTAGAAATCTTGCTTACGATATACTAGGTGTCAGCATCTTAGATTATCTTGATCTCTATAGAAAGTTTACATATACTAATCAAGAATCATATCGTCTAGAGCATATTGCTACAGTAGAACTTGGTGAAGGTAAACTAGATCATAGTGAGTTTGAAAACTTTAAAGACTTCTATACAGAACATTGGCAGAAGTTTGTAGAGTACAACATTAAAGACGTTGATCTAGTTGACAGACTAGAGAAGAAAATGAAACTTCTCGAACTAGCAATTACTATGGCATATGAT